ATGGATCAACCAGGATGACCGGGAATTGCTTCGTGCTCACCGATCAGAACTTGAACCTAATCTGACCGCCAATCTGGTGGCAGCTCTTGATCGTCATGGCGTGCCTTCACGCACTGTTACCGGTGGAGATTCCACAGAGCCGGTGAACGTGATTGCACCGATTACTTTGACTGAGCAGGACAACCAGCTTAGGGTTGCGAAGTTGCTAAACGATCTGTATAGCATCTAAAAGTTAGAGCTTCAATCTCTTAAAAGTAGAATTCTTGTAGCACCGGTGGCAGTGGCACGAGCCGCTGAACTGGTCAACGTTGAAATAGTGGCTAGGCCTTATTTGGCGTGACGGATTATCCCACCGGGTAAGCCGCCCGTTTGGCGTGCTTGCCGCAAACTTTTAAGAGGTGAAACATGGACTTAGAACAGTTGATGAAGCTTCTGGCTGAAGCCAGAGCTGCAAGAGAAGCAGCTTCTGCCAAAGTGAACGAATTGATCGCTAAGGCATCGAAGGCTGATTATCAAATTGATCAGGCTGACGTTGATTTGCAAAAGGCGCACGAATCCCGCGTGAAGCAACTCAGAGACAGCATTGCATCGCTTGAGACTCAGATTGATGACTTCAAGAAAGATCAAGAGCGTGCAGGTAAGTCAATCGACAAGCCGATTGATCCGCCTAATCCCGTGAATGCTGGCAAGAAAGATCCGCACATCACAACCAATGAATTGGATGAGTCGGGCGGCTTCAGCTCGCTTGGTGAATTCATGGTAGCGGCTGCAAAATCCACCAGACCGGGACACATGGATGAGCGCCTGATGAAGCTGAATAAAGCAGCAGGCGATACCAGATTGCTGAATGATGGCGCCTTCATGATTCCGAAGCAGCAAGCCACAAGCATTCTGGAAACAGCCTGGCAGACCGGTGTGATCACAGCCAGAATTCCGAAGACAGAGATCACAGTCGGCAATACATTGCACTACCTGGAGATGGATGACAAAGATCTGTCTGCTGGAAAAGTGGCCGGCGGTGTGGCAGTTGCTTGGCAGGATGAAGGTGACGCCCTCGCTGCAACCGGCTTCAAGCTCAACCCGAAAGAGTTGAATCTGAAAGAACTGGGCGCATACATTCAAGCCACAGACAACATGCTTGAAGATGCTCCAGCTTTTGAAGCCACCGGCCGCCGGATGATCGACAAAGCGATCTCTTATGAACTGGACAAAGCGGTGCTTTATTACGATGGCTTAAATAAGCCAATGGGCATGTTGCACGCCCAAAATAAAGCGCTCATCACCGTCGCCAAAGAAACTCAGACAGACAAGCTCTGTGCAGAAAATTTCAACAAGATGTATGCACACCTGCCTGAAGATCTGGTTGATGGTGCTGTGTGGGTGCTTCACCCACAAGCCAAGGAAATCTTGCCGCTGTTGAACAACGCGGCCAAGAACCTCACGGCAGTCTATACCGGACCCATGATCGGTTATGACGGCAAGCAGACCAGACCAACGATCCTGGGTATTCCGGTTGTGTTCCATGCCTCTGCCAAGGCTCTGGGATCACTGGGTGACTGTGCACTAATTGCACCGTCTGAATACACCATGATCGCCAAAGGCGGTCTGAAGGTAGACATGTCCATTCATGTTCAGTTCTTGAACAGCAAGACTGTCTTCAGATTCCGCATGAGAATCAACGGTAAGCCTGCTTGGTCGGCACCGATGACGCTTGAAAATGGCGGATTCCAGCTTTCCCCCTACATCATTCTCCAGGGCGGCCGCTAGTTTCTAGCGCTGTTCCTTGAGTGTGATTTTTTTAGAGGAGTAAAACAAATGCAATTTGAACGATTTGCCACGCTTCAAGCGCTGGCACCTAACGCGGATGTTTTTGACACCGGCTTCACAACCCCTGGCTTTAACATCTCCAACTATGGCCGGCTGATCTTTATCTTCAATTACAAGAAGATCCTGACCACCGGTCAAGGCAAACTGGTCATGAAAGCGGCAGACAATGCCAACTTAGACAACCCGGTCGCGATTCCCTTCAAGTACATCACAAAGTTGGCTGAAGTGGAAAGCGCGATCCAGGATGCAGTTGCAGCCAACGGTGTTAGCACCACGCCTAATACCGAACAGCTGATCATCATGGAAGTAAGGCAGGCTCAGTGCCCAGACAATAAGCCGTTTGTGCATATTGTCGGCACCGAGTTGGTTAACGACCCGGTTAAAGGCAGCATGATTGTGCTCGCATTTGAGCCGCAAGTTGCACCGAAGCCGGTCCTGCTCACATAGAGCTTTCCCTCCTGGGAAGCATCACGACACACAGAGAGAAAGGGGGCATCACGCCCCCTGGATCTCTTGGAGTATAGGCAATGAAACAACATAGATCGGTAATTAAAACGGGCATGATCGCTGGACCGTGCATGACCTTTGCAGACATGCAGGCTCATTCCCGGATGGATGGCACGACAGAGCAGGCGCTCATGGACGATTATCTATCCGCTGCTGAGTCTTATGTTGCAGATTTACTAGATTGCAGTTTCTTGATCCAGGAATGGACAGCAAGATATACAGAGTTTCCGCTCAATTATGATCGCCGTCTTCCCAATACTGGCTTTCTGGCTACCAGTCTCTTTAGGCGTGACGGCAGGCTCTATCTTCCTAAAGGTCCGGTAGTGTCAGATGTGGTGCCTACCATCACTTATATTGACACTGACGGTGTTGAGCAACCCCTGACAGACTTTCAATTTGATCCTTATTCCACCTTTGCTGAGCTGGCACCGGCAGCGGGTTCTTCCTGGCCGGAAACTCTCTGTGGTGGTCTCAATAACGTGAAAGCGATCTTTCAAGCCGGAATGGCAGCAGCTGCCGCTGATGTAGACCAGAAGTATAAGCAGGTCATCAGACTGCTTGCCGCTCAATGGTATGAATTCCGAGTACCTCTTATGCCCGGTGACCTTCAGTCGATGGGTACGCCTGGGGGCTTCGATCAGATGGTGCTCAATCTCAGGCGCGGTTCCTAATGGCTTCGATTACACCACGAAGGATGATCGATCCTGGTGCTCGTGACCAGCAGATCGAGATCAAGATCTCAGAGATGGTTAAGAGCGCTTCTGGTGCTCTGTCGAAAGAAGCCGTATCTAGTCAGAGCGCCTGGGCAAATGTCAGAGAAGTGAAAGCTCAGACGGACAGAGAAGACGGAATGCTTTTGTCTTCCGGCATTGCAGTCTTTGTGATCCGTTATCGAAGAGACCTAAAAGAATCAGACGTGATTGTCTGGCGTGGTGTTGAGTTTTCGGATCTCTCTTTTGCCTCAATTGGGCACAGAAACGAACTGCTGGAAATTACCGGCAAGAGAAGGAAGGGCAAGAACAATGGCAGTTAGTTGCACTATGAACATGTATGGCAGCAGAGAGCTGTCTGAAGCCCTTCTGAGCCTTCCTGGTCTGTACAGGAAGCGCATTGTGTACTATGCCCTAAATAAATGCGCTGGCATCGTGAAGGCCCAGGTGATTCAGAACCTGGTCAGCATGGGTCTGGTGAAGACTGGCAACCTGAAGCGCTCGATCAAGATCGCACCAGGCAAGGTGGATAACAAACAGCTCCAGGCTTGCGTGCTTGTCGGACTTAGAAAGATGTCGAAGACTAAGAGGATATTCGGCAAAGCTGCCAGGAAATCTCACGCGGCAACCATCAAGCAATTGAAGAAGCTGGGCAGCGTCACGGCTTTCTATGGTGCCATCCTTGAGCGTGACTGGATTCACAAAGGCAAAGGCGGTGGCAAGCTCATCAAAGGCAAGCACTTCATGAGCAGAGCACTGGAAGTCACCCGTGAAGCTGTCGTGAAAGTCTTCGTGCAGTTCTTGCGTGACAAGCTGCCTGAGATCATCCGACAAGTTCAAATGAGAGGCAGAGGAAGGGCAGCATGAAGATCAAAAAACGGCCGCCCCTGGGCGCTCATATTTACTTCTGGCTGACCACTGATGACACCTTCAGCGCCCTTGTTGGTGACCGGTTCTCCAAAAATCAAGGAGAGCAGGACATCACACCACCGATGGTGATCTATGACATCGACATAGTGAGCGGTGAGAGTGACCTGGACGGTCAGACCGGTGACTATGACGCCACTGTCACCTTCAATATTTGCGCCCGCACAGACGATGAAGGGAAGTGGATAAGTGACGCGATCCAGGATCGTTTAGTTGGTCATTCGGGAACAGTCGCAGGCGTGGAAATCACCGAGTGTACCTTTGATTCGGACATCGAAGATAAGTGGTCTGAAGTAGTTGATGTTTATCACCGGATACTTAGTTTGTCTGTCAGCTTTAGAAGAGCTGAGGCAACTGAGGAGGATCTATGAGAAACAAGAAGCACTTGAGCGCCGCTTTGATGGCGGCTTTGTGTGCCATCACATTTGGTGCGCAAAGCGCTTTTGCTGTTCGCACAGACGTTGCTGGCGTAATTCCTAAGAACATGAACAACGGCACTATCTCAGCCAATGCTGCTGATGTGACGTTGACTGCCGTTGATACAGTCAATAACAACAGTGTCACTCTTGATGCTGGAATGTCTTGCCTGGTGCAAAATTCGGGCGGTTCACCATACACAATTACATTCACGAGTGTGGCGGATCATCTGGGCAGAACTGGTGACATTACCTACACAGTTGCAGCCGGTGGCTTTGCCCTGTTTGGTCCTGTCACTCTGAAGGGTTGGATGCAGACAGACGGAAAGGTCTATTACACCGGCTCTAACGTCGCTGTAAAGACGCTCTGGATTAGACCGACTAACCCGAATATCTAACGGTTTTCTTTCATCCAATAGGTAGTTACTGGCGGTGCCGGTTGGCAGCCGCATAGGAAGGAGTTTGCAAAATGGCAACGAAAGCAACAGGCGCAAAACTTAAGAGACAAAATACTTACGCCTCTGACGGTTCCGGCGCATACACTCAGATCACCAAGGCTAAAAATATTCAGTTCGATATTCAGTGGGAAATAGAAGACACTTCTGATCTCGATCTGGTGTCCGACTACACGACAAATGAAACCACCGTGAGAAGTATTCAACCGGTGACTTTTGATCTGTACTTTGAACCAGCCAACGCAACACATGATGAAATCACAGGTTTGATCTCAGACTTTGTGGGCGATGTATTGC